GATGCATCAACAAATCCACCACCCCCTGCATACAACGGAGTATTATCTGTCTGGTTTGGCTCATACCAGGCATTCGTTGCAAAGGGACTGCCATTCCATGAGTATCTACATCTGAATTGGAAGTTTATATTAGCGTTATCTGCAGCATTAGTTTCTATAGTATTGAGCAATACCAATCTATTCTTAAACCCAACTACGATTCGAGCTGTCTGAACAAATGGCCCGGTTTCAGGAGCACCACCTGCTGGGGCAAAGTACGCATAAAACGCTGTCCAATCACCAATAGCTGAACTGAACCAGTATATAGGATCATCGGTTCCGACGGGAGCGCCATTAGGATTAGTGACCTGAAAGTTAGTGGTAAAGAGCGCTCTATTATAGGCAGATAGATCTTCTGAGAAGCCAGACCAATTGGCTGACCAGAAATAGTTATTTTTAAGGCCACTAGGGTCATGCCATACAGCAGTGCCTGAACGTTGCCAGAAGCCGCCAGAAGCGCCAAAAACATAGGCAAATTGTGTATCAAATCCATAGGTTGGGAAGTTATTTATCATCCCAATATCGTAGGTTGTAAGTCCCATTACCGGTTCGGCAGGGTAAAACCATACGGCAGTTGTTGCTGCTGCTCCCGTAATAACAACTGCTCCAGTTGAGGTGTTATAGGTAGCTAATGTTGCCGCGCCAGTATCTAACATCGCGGCAGGCGTTCCCAACTGCCATACCGTAAATATCTCAGTACCGATAGAGAATAGCTGCCCAATCTTAAAGACAACTCCAGGGACAGTGCCTGAAAAATCTCCAGATCCATCAGTAGTGCCAAGATTAATTCTTAATCGTGAATACAATTGCTCTAAAGCCAAGGAAGGAGCGCCAACGCCCATAAGTTCTTCACCAAATCGTTTTCTTACTCTTCCACGAAATACATAAGCATTTTCTAAACGAGCCCAGGCCTCGTCGTTTATTAACCACGGTTTTAAATCTGTCTGGAATCCAGTGTTCATCGGAGCAATTAAAAACCTATCGAAAGCCATTCGTATATCCTTTTAATATGATCCTTAAACTCTTGTAAACTCATGTTTGATTTTACGCGATTACAATGCTTACACGCAGAAACACAATTATCTATTACATATCCCAGTAAAGAATCAACTCTATCAATACCGTTCCATATTATTTGAATTTCATCTCTTTTTTTGGGCCTTCTCCATATTTGTGAAGGTTCTTTTCCACAATAAAAACAATTTGATTTAATCAATTTTTTGAATTCATCTAAAGATAATTTAAATTCAAAGTTTCTTTCAAAAGCTTTTTTCTTATAGCTACCCATTATTAATTTAATTCCGGTCTCTTCTATACGGGACCCAGAAATACATCCACATGACTTTCTCTTGTTACTTCTTAAGTGCCCACCGTACGCATATGTTTCATTTCCACAGTCACACTTACAAAGCCATTCTACGCCACGCATAATATTTCTATCAACCGGCCTTATAGCTACTAAATTAAAAAATCTCTGGCCCGTTAAATCTTTATAGTCGCTTCTCAGCTTCATAATGCATCTTTGTTTTAAATTGCTATATTTATTTGGAGATGCATTTAGTATAGCTGAAACCACATTAATACCCTATAGCTAAATATTGGAAAGTAGCTACTGCTGCTCCAGTTGTTATTCGTGCAGAACCATACACATTAAAGGTTGTATTGGTAAACGATGAAAGCCTGACAGAAATATTTGAATCGGCCGCCGATACCGCATAAGGAGTTAATAATATAGCCATAACATTGGTAAAAACTGGTATTGTAGCCGCAACTGGGAATGATATAACCGTATTGCCATTAGCAGAGCTATTTCCCCATTTAAGAATTATACCGGAAGGCAAATAAGTCCAACCGGAAACATTGTTACCGGGATTAGAAGTAACACTTAAAATAGAAGCAGTTGTAGGTATCTGCGTAACCGTTACCTGGTTAGTTTTGTTTATATAGAGCTCGTTTTGACTAGTTACTGTATTTAAAAAAGAGTATAAAGCTAGTTCGCCAGCTCCAAAAACTATAGGTGGCGACCCCGCTTGAACAGGAAATGTAACCCATTTATGCTTCCCCTGATCTGCTGATGCGAAATCAACATGATTCACGTCTATCAAAGTCTGTATGGCCTGAAAATTCCCCAATATATCCGATTGAGACTGAGAAAGTTGATCTGTTGGCTGCGGGATGTTATTATTATACGCCATTTTTTATATTCCTTTTGTATTAAAAATTCGCCCCAAACCATCCCCATCCACCAGCAGGGCCACCACCAAGTTGATCAGTATAAATGGTAGAAACACGTTCATTGGTAAGTTGTACAATCGTTCTGCGTAACATCATGGCCTGTTGTTTTTTGAACTCTGGTGTTATTAATGCAACCGAATCTAAGTCCATTCTATCTTCAAATATCTTTTTTGCTGCGCCATACGCTATATACTGCCAGTATTCATACAGAGCTGGGCTAGCAGTAGTGTCCATAATAAAGGTTGGGCTCGCATACACTTCAAAATTAATAGTATATGGTTGATCCGGAACTGGTCGTAAGGTAAAGGTATTATTATGAAACAGCATAGCTTGTGGTCGAGCAAGTACTTGTGGGACCGTTTGGCTATTTATAGGAGCGCCAGAAGCAGGAGCGCTACTGAAGGTTATTGTATAAACACCCGTTACATAGTTTATTGTGTTTCCCGGAGTGATAACAGTAGGCGGCGTAGTTGGCTGAAAACCTGGAACATAAAGATTACCATTCACGCTTGGATTACCGGTAGTAGTATCTAAAACGGGAACATCTTGAAGGGCCAATCCAGAACCATCAACCGCTATAGAATCAAAAAGAACATTGTTCTGTAGTAAAACAGATCCTTGGTTCTGTGCATTAATATTAGAGTTAGGCTGATTAGCTATCGGTAGGGTTCCTGTAAAACTTAATGTTACCCCATCACCATTAAATCCAATGCTCTGAATGTTATTCACCAGCGGATATATCCCATAAAATTGATCACGGCTTTGGGTATACAGAGACGGAAATCCGGCTATATAAAGAGGATCATGAACGGTTAGATACTTATTTTGGAAATTATAAAGCTGATTAGTTGTCACGCCACCAAATGAGAGTATGTCGGTTGGATAAGTATCCTGGAAAGCATTGCAGACAAAAGTAAATGGTTGACGATCTTTGAAGGTACGAAGATGTTCCGGGAAGTCATAAACAACAAAGGTATTAATATAATTTTGTAAATCTGTATCGGTTAATTGTGTTTGCGAAGGAGATCTTGTTAATCTACGCACCTTAGTTTGTATCGCTTGAAGCGTTGTCGTAGGGGCAGCAACAACTGTCATATTCTCTCCTTACAAAGGTAAAACGTTCACGGTAGCCGCTGTTAATATATCATTGATTTCCCCAATTGGAACAACCTGTGAATCTTGGTAGCCAACAATGCCCACAGGGGTAGCCGTAGTGAATGTATCATAGGTGGTAGTATTGATGTCTGTGGTAAAAGTTGTAGGAGTAGGAATGGTAAGAATGGTCCCTACGGCCTGATTTGCTTGAACCATACCACCACTTAGGGGAATATCCAACCGTATAATAGTACCAACAATGTACTGATGAGCGAACGTCGTAGTAACCGTTGCTATAGCAGCATTGGTGATATTAGAAATAACCCGCATTGCAGGCTGATACGTTGGATTAGGGTTAGCATAAGAAGGCACATAGGGACACATTCTATACTCCAAATTAGATAACTATTTCAGCTTTTTCCACGGTCACTAAAGGAGATCCCTGAGGGCTAAGATCTTCCATATCAACAAACTCTAATGACTGAAATCCAAAACGTCTAACTTTAGAACCAACTTTCATAGTTGGACCGTTTTCACTTTCCATATACGCGTGAACTGGGTACCAACCTCTTTTATTTAAATGCTTGGCAACACCAAGAGGCAGTGAGTATATCTGCCCATCATAGAGAGTATATTTCTCGAGTGGGTCTTCTTTATATTCTTTATACACAAATTCCATGACAGCTCCAGGAACTTCATAGAATTTAAAAATCCCCTTAACCATTTGGCGATCCTTATCGCGTTGATGTTTAAGCTGGGCTTTTGTTATCTTTTCTTTGTTTAACGGTGCTTTTTCACCATTCATGACCGTAACATGTGACATAGACATTAGTTTCCCTTTCTTTATAAATAGTTAGGGGCAGAGCGCTCTGCCCCCTTCTTAATGAATCTTACAGTCCGCCGTAAGTAGACTTACCAGCAACCCAGTAAACAACGTCTCCTGTTGGAGCATTGCCCGCTGACCACGCTATAGATCCAGAAGGACCAAGAATAGGAGTGGTTAGTTCGAGTCCGTTACCACCATTACCTAAGATCATTCCCAGGAATCCAGTATTAACGGTAGAGTCGGCTAAAATACCACTGTTGGTATTAAAGATCTGCTGACCACCAATAACTGGAGTTTGAGCAACCGGAGAAATCAATGATGTAGCAGTATCTTCACCAACTGGTGTAACTTCAGGGAATGAAGATGGTTGTTGCGCAATTGTTGGATAAGTGAATGCAGTAAATGCACTTGTATCAATATTAATGGTGAAGTTATAATCATCTACAACAGACAATATGATTGCCGGTTGATAGTTATTAGCACTTGTACCATTAAGTTGAATCATGCCTGACACAGCTGGAATATTAAAGCGAACTTCTTGACCAACGGTGTATCCATGAGCTATTGCAGTACTTACTTGAGCATTAACTGCTTGAGTAATATTGGTAATAATTCTACGACGAGGGTAGAACAATGCCGAATTGCCATTTCTAACAATACGATAAAAACCAGCACCACCGATAGCACCAGGTGCAGTTGCTAAAGCATTACCTGCAAATAGCAAAGTAAAGCTGGTTGAGCTACCTACAGCACCAACTACCATATCGATACCATTAACATCGTTTTGAGCAGTATTGCTTAAACGAACTACGGTACCTACTTGTACGTTAGTATCAGCAGTATGAGTAACAACTGGTCGTGTAG